TACTAAGTCTAAGATGAAATGCAATCGCGTGGTTGCATCTGATAGGGCTGGTAAAAAACGCATGGTGAAAGCCTGCGCGAATGGGCAAGAAAAACTCATTCATTTCGGAGCGAAAGGATATGGTCATAACTATAGTCCTGCCGCCCGAAAGTCTTTTAAGGCAAGGCACAAGTGTGCTACTGCAAAAAACAAACTAACGGCTCGGTACTGGTCGTGTAAGAAGCTCTGGGCAGGGCCTGGAGGGAGTACCAAATCATCACCAAAAAGTAGAAAAGGTAAATATTAAAATCATGCCAACAGTAAGTTATAAATGCCCAGATTCGGGATCAAAAATGAAAAAGACCTTTCCATACAATGCTGTGGGTAAGGCTCAAGCAGATAGCTTTGTTAAGTTAATGAAGGGAGATATTAAGTATAACCCTAACAGATACTCTAAGGGATACTAGTGTTTGAAAAAAATAAGGAGTGGTTTGTGGATCAGTATAACAGAAACAGACCCTTTAAAGATTTTGTTTCTTCTTATGAAGACTTAAAAGAAAAAATTAGAGAATGCCTAAAGACGCCTGTTATAAAAAAGTAAAAGCTAGCTACAAGGTCTTTCCTTCCGCTAGAGCCTCTCAAGCGATTGCTAAATGTCGTAAGGGCAAGGGGTCAGTTACTAAATCGAAAAAGGGAGCATCCCTAAAAAGGTGGGAGAAAGAAAAGTGGGTAGATACTAGAACCGGAAAGGCATGTGGTTCTGGTGGTAAAAACGAATATTGTCGACCAACCAAGAGGGTGTCTTCTAAGACTCCTAAAACTAAGTCAGAAATAAGTAAGTCCACTCTTAAAAGAAAGAAAGCTGAAAAGGCTAAAGTGGGAATGGGTAGAAGAGTATCAAGTTTAAAAAGAAGAAAAAGAAAAAATGGAAGTTAAAAAATTAAAAGAGATAGCTAAACAATTAAGAGCTGCTTCTGCAATGCACAAAGGGCAGGCAGCAAAGATTGATCGTATGTTAAAGTCAATGAAGTCAAAGAAAAAATGAGCAAGCTAACACAGAGACAAAAAAAGATTGCTAAGGCTGCAGCTCCTTATAATAAAATTACTGGAGCAGACTTTAAAGCGTTAAAGTCAATGAAGTCTGGCAAGAAGAGTAGTTATTGAGTAAAATGAACAACTCAAATAATGGGTTCATAATCAAAAACTGGCAGATCATATTATGGTTTGTTATTGCAGTATTTACAGCAGGAGGAGTTTTTAGTGAGTTTACTTCTTTGAAAACAGAATTAACCATAGTTCATGAAAGGCTAGATAAGAAAGTAAAGGTAATCAATGAGTTAGAAGACCGCTTAATAGATATAGAGAAGCAACTAGAGTATGAGCGAGGTCTTATTGAGGCTACCATAAACCAGAAAAATAAATAGTTTTTTTTAGATTATCTTTGAGGATTAAAGCAAGAGAATTTTTAACCCTCTAAGATAATAAAATGGCATATCCAAAAGTAAACGTCAACACAGGATTGGCGCTAGAAGTAATCGCTAGTGATACAATATTAATCCCTAGCCCAGCTCTCCCAACATTAACAGGTGCTGCAACAGCAACAACAACAAATAAGTTGGTAGACTCTAACGCTACGTTTGTTACAAACAAGGTTCAGATAGGTGATATTGTATATAATACCACAGACAATACTGTTGTAACAGTAACTGCCGTAGATAGCGAAACAACCTTAACAGTAAGTGCAAACTTATTTGCAGACGCTGAGACATATAAGGTATTTTTAGGAGGCCCTGTCTTTTCTACTAATATTAACTCTTCTTCAGGTTGTCTTCTCTATGTAGGCACATCTAGTGACATGACTGCCCAAGAGATGCGCTACGCTACAATTAAAGTTAAGACAATTTCGGGTAATGATGTGACATTCAAGAAGTTTCCAATCGGACAATATTTACCCGTTCAAGTTCTGCAAGTTTTTTCCACAGGAACAGACTCAGTTTCAAGGGTGAATTGTGTAGCTATTTGGTAAAAAAACAATACTTTTTTTTGAACTAACTTTGTAGTTGAATTTAATTCAAACTCACTAAATATGCGTATCTATAAATATTTAAAGACTAAGATGATGAACTTTGCAAACATTTTTAAAGACGACAATGATTGGAATGAAAAAACAATAGTTGGTTTTATTTCATTTGCCGTTATGATAATCGTTATGATTGTCGATGTAATTACGGGTTGGATAGGAAAAGACCTAGTTGTAAATGAGTTTATTTATAATTCTTTTTTGTTTATCACCCTTGGATCATTCGGAATTGCAGGACTTGAAAAATTTGCAGGAAAGAAATGAAAAGAAAGTCTGCTATAGATAGATTGGATGAGTTCGGTGAAGATCGAGTATTTGGTATTAGCATCAAGACGTTAGTTGCGATAACTATAACGGTAGCGGGAGCCGCCTCTGGTTATACAATGATGACCAACGAAATAGAACTTGCCAAGGAGTTACCTGAACCTCCAGTAACCGCCGAAGAGTTTAGGTTGCAGACTGAAATAATTGATAATGCTATCTTAGAAACAAAGGAAGATATATCTGAAATAAAAAAACAAATGGATCGTATGGAGTCTAGGTTGTTTGAAAACTCTAGGAGACGATAATGAAAATGTCTACAAATTTTACCTTATCAGAGATGATAAGCAGTCAGACCGCGACTAGACTAGGAATAGATAATACTCCTAACGATGATCAGATAGAAAACCTAAAAGAATTATGTGAGAAGGTATTGCAACCTATCCGTGATAAGTTTGGCCCCGTAAGAGTTACCTCCGGACTAAGAGTTCCAAAATTAAATACTGCCATTGGGGGTAGTAGCAGTTCTCAACACTGCAAGGGTCAAGCGGCAGATATTAATATGTGTTCAAAGGGTTGTTCGGGAATAAACGCAGATGTGTTTAATTATATAAAAGACAACCTTGTATTTGATCAGTTAATTTGGGAGTTTGGTAAATCTTGTCCCTCTTGGGTTCATGTGTCTTATAAGTATGGACACAACAGAGGTCAGATTCTTAAGGCTAGTAAGAAAAATGGCAAAACTGTTTATAGTAAAATGTCATGAAATGCAGCACACTTAGTTTAGCGTTTTTTTTATCTTTGTTGTTAATAATATTAACAACTAGTTGCTCATCAAAGTGGCACTTAAAAAAAGCTTTACAGAAAGACCCAACAATGTTGGTTCAAGACACGATGATTGTCACGGATACGGTTGTGACAGAGTCGACTGCTGTGCTGGATTCGGTCATCATCTCAAAGGTAGATACAATAGAGATCGTAAAGAACAACTTCCGAGTGAAGATTATGCGAAGCTTCGACACCCTAATAATAGATGGAGGATGTGATGCCGACACTGTTTTTAGAACAATCGAAGTTCCCTATGATAAAATAGAGTATATAGGAGCCACTAAATATCAAAAGATAAGTAGTTATATTGTTAGCGCTTCAATACTCTTAATAATAGTGGGAGTTGTGCTTGCTTATATACGAAAGCGCCTCCTATAAATTTATTACCTTTGTAGGAATCCTTACACTGGAAATAAAATATATAAATGGCAAGAATTAGTACATATCCTTTAGATGAAAACTTAGTAGCTAGTGATAAATGGATAGGAACTTCTGCTAATGATGCAAACGCTACAAAAAACTATTCTGTAGGAAAAGTTACTGAATACTTAAACATTTCAGGAGTTATTGATTCTCAAACTCTTCGATACAAGTATCAAGATGTAACACCTCAAGACACTAGAGAAGTTGGAACTATATCTTTTGCTACATCTCAAGGCGCTAGTGTTAATTTTTCTAACATAACCACATGGGTTCTTAGCAAGTTTGCAAAGCCGGATAAACAAGTAGATTCTTTTTACACATCACCGTTAATTGGTTCTTACGTTCTAGTAACTAATGCTTCCAACGTGTCTAATTGGGCAGTTTATTTATGGGTTAGCTCTGCAGCAACGACAGACCCTAATTTTTATAATATAGGACTTACTTACATTTCGGGATCTGGGGGATTGCAAAAAAATAAAGATTATCTTATCTCTTTACTAACTTATGATGTAGCAGGTCAGACGGGAGATAAAACACAAGTTTTTGACATTACTGTTCCTTCAGCTGTATGGGACTTAAGTCATTCTTTAGATAAATATCCATCAATAACAACAGTTACGGGGGTAAATGACAATCAAGTTTATGGCGTCGCAGAGTATGTTTCTACGAGCAGAGTTAAAATAACATTTTCAAGTGCCATAACAGGCAAAGCATTTTTAAACTAATAAATCATGGCAATTAATTTTTTAAATAACGTAAACTTTAACAAAAACTCTGTAGAGCAACTACGAGTAGTTAATTACGCAAATGATAACGCAGCGGGCACTGGTGTTGCTGGTCAGCTTTACTATAACAGTACCAGTAATATACTTAAGGTATATACAGGAAGTGAGTGGGATCAAGTAGGTGGTGGTGTTACTACTGTCACAACTACAGATGGTACTTTTATTAATCTCACACCTAACAGCGCAACCTCTGGAGCTGTAACGGTAACCGCAGATCTTTCTGCAACAGGTACTGCTGGTAATACAACTTTTCTACGAGGTGATAACGCTTGGGCAATACCCGCTGGAACATATGACTGGGTAATAAAAGGAGATGCTGCAAGCACAACAACTGTAGAGTCTGGACAAACAGTGGCTATACTTGGCGGAAGTAATATTACAGCTACTTTATCTACTAGAACAGTAACTATAGATTATACTGGAGGAACAGGAACAATGTCTTCTTGGAGAATTGCTGCAGATAGTGGAACAACTAAAACTGTTGATGACGGTGAACCTGTTTCTATAGATGGAGGAACTCATATAAGCACAGTAGTTGGAGGAAGCGATACAGCCCCAACAGTCACGATATCTACAGATGCTACTAGTGCAAGCACAGCTAGTAAGTTAATGTCAAGAGATGCTAGTGGTTTTAGTAATGTAGCAACACCCACATCAGGAGACAACTCCACTAAAATAGCTACTACAGCATTTGTTCAAGCTGCACTTACTGGTTTATTAGAATTTAAAGGTGGTTTTAACGCTAATACTGGAGCTTTAGCAGATGGAAGTGGTAATAATTTATATTCTGATGTTGCGGTTGCAGTTGGTGATTACTACGTTGTAACAGTTGCTGGTAATTTTTTCTCAGAAACGTCAACACCATTAACACCAGGAGACTCAGTTATAGCTCAAACCGCAGCAAATGCAGGAGCGGCAAGTGCAAGTGACTTTATAGTTGTACAGTCTGATACTGATTTAGCCACACTTACAACAGTTGGCTTAGGTAATGTAAACGCATCGGCAACTTCAGGTATAGACGTTTCATATAGTTCAGGTACTGCAAGCTTAGTTATAGATGTTAATGAAGTAACAACAAGTGCTACTAGCCCTAAATTCTTATTAGGTACTGATAGTTCTAACAATACTAAAAAGTTTTCAGAAAGTGATATACATAGTTTAAGAGGAAAAAGAATTCTTCTTAACGGTGCTACTTCAGGTATAACTAGAACTTTTGGTAGCGGTGTAACTACCTTTGCTTTAGAAATAGACACTGTGTGGGATTCAACTATCGATGTAAGAAATGTTATGATAGAAGTAACAAGTGCAACTTCAGGTGACAATGAAACTGTCTATGCTGGAGTTACTAGAGCTGATGATGTTTCTCCTCAAACAATAACTATTACATTTACAGGAGAAGTAACAAATTCAACATACCAAGTTCTTCTTCAAAACGTAGGATAATAATATAATAAAATAAAGCTATATGGCTGTTCAATTTGTAAACAACCCCAAGGTAGGAGATAACGTTAAAATTGAAATTGGTAACTCTGCAGATTTAACAATATTCCACGATGGAAATAGTATTATAAGAAATACTGTTGGAGATTTATATATTGATAATTATGCAGATGATAAAGATATAATCTTTAGAAGTGATGATGGTTCAGGAAGCCAAACAGCGTATATAACAATAGATGGTAGCACTGGTGAAAAT